AAGAAATAACCACACCCAAAATGTTATTTTCTTTGTAATAGATTGATTCCAATCGTAATTACCAAGAACAAGACAATCCATTATATTGCCCTTGATTGCGGATTTATAAAACAGTTCTAAATAGTCTAATTTAGGATTCTGTTTCACTTCTAATAGTAAAGTATCAACGTATTGTTTAGCTTCGGTAGGCAAGCTATTGTATTTTCTCTGAACTAGCATTGCGCGTTGAATGTCCATTGGGTTACTCCTTCTGTAGATTATTTTTAGTTGTTTCTTGCTTTATTCGTAGTCCCATCAATGGGAGAATGACATAACCCTCCTTTACAAGGTAACTAGCTATAACAAAAGATTGTAGAAAAAGACAATAGTTTTTCTTGAGAAGATTAGGTATTGCTACACCTGTTAAAATCGAAAAGATAAACTGGAGTATAGCAGTTTTAAAACGCCAAAAACATCCTACTTTCCTATTTGAATCAGCGTCAATAAATGCACTGCTTAAAAGACATTCTATATCATTGTCATCTGCTTTGATTACGCTTTCATAAACTCCTTCTAGTAGTTTTGATACAAAGGGGTTTTTTGATGTTTTAAGAACTAAGCGATCAACATATTGCTTGGCTTCTGTTGGCAACTCAGCGTAGCTTAAGTTGATTAGCACTCGATAGGTCAGGCTTTTCATTTTTTTACCCCTTAGTTGTATTGTCGGTTATTTCTTTATACCAGCTTTTTTCTGCTAGAAAAATCGACGCTAGTGTTAAAGCTTCTCTGAAAAGATCAAAATCTTTTTTAAGAGGAGAAGGAATAGCAACTCCTGTACATATAGGCATGAGAATAGTTATAACCCAAAATTTAACCCGATTAATAAAAGAGAGATTCCATTTACCATCGAATAAGTACAGATAGACGTATCCTTTTTGTATATCTCCTTCCCACCACCAGATTAATATCTCTTTAGTTATTTGGCTAGTTTGAGATTTTTTTAATAAATCATCAATCCAATTTTTTGAGTCAAGAGATAATTCGAGATATTTATTTTTAATCATAAGCTTATACAGCTCCTCTTTGAGATGCGAGTTGATGTTCACTGTTTTACTCCCTAATTGTGCTAGTTTTTACTTTTAAGGCATTTTTAGGTCTTCATAGCGTTTTCCCCATTCGTTAACAAGAATCGTAATTTCTGGAAAATTAATCGCCTTACCTTTAATCCATATATACGGATTATTTGATTCCGATAAACTTGTTAATGTTTCAAATAGCAAGTTCGTAGAATTGAAATCTACAAATGTTAGATTAATCTTGATTACTTTTTTAGTCTTGCCAGAATCGCAAGTAATCTCAAAATCTGCCCTTAATTGCTGTACTTGATCAATACCTACACTAAAAACTAGGTTAGCTACCAATCCATGTAAGCAAATACTTTCGACTTGCCTTGTACTTAAAACTTTCCATTGGTTTTTGCTGCTTTCAACTAAGATTTCTTGTATTTGCTGGAAAGTCAGTTCATCCCACCAATCACGACTTAAGAGATTCAGATTCATTTAATACTCCTTAATTTCCATTTTTAGATTTTTTAGCTTTTCAGGTCTTTATAGGTTGCTGATAACTGACGACTGACAACTGGCAACTAATTAAAAATCTTCACTGAGAAGTTCACCAGGATCAATATTTTCACTGCGAACTTCTATTACTGGCTTTTGCCTTGCCTCTATAGCTTTTTTTAGGAGGTCGGCTAATTCTTTTTCAGAGGTTGCTTGTTGGGCTATTTGCTCTGCTTCTGATTGAGGTAATCCTTGAGTTACAGCCCAAGTAATTCCAGCTTGTTTGCGTTCTGATAGCACCGACTGTGGTTTGTTTGGCAAAGATACTTCCACATCTACTACATTACCAGATTCGCCAATTTCAGCGCCTAACTCATCAGGATTATAAATAGGTGCGCCAAGTGCTAAGTCGGGGCAAAACTCACGGAATCCGTTAGAAATCGCCCTTGCAAAAAGCATATTTTTGGGGTATTTTTTCCAGTTAGGATTCCCTGCGAGAAGTCCCGCTACTTGGGCATCGTCTTTTGAAAAAGAACTAATTCCTAATGATTCCCAGTTGTTTTGCCAAAGCTCAAAAAACTCTAATTCGCAGATTTCTGGCGTGTGTTTAATTTTTTTGTATCGGTATTTACCCGATCCTTTAATTAAAGCTGCCATTAAATTAGCACTTAGTGCAGGCTTTCCTTGTATTAAATGAATACCAGTCATCGAGGCAAAAGCAGGAATGCCTAACTCTTTTCCCGCTAAAACTTTGACAAAACATTTAGCAGCACTTTGTACATCCCCAAACATTCCTGATTTTGCCAGAATATCAGAAACTTTGTAAATGTCATCGACTGTTTTAAGTTCTAATGGGGAAGATTTGATATTGACAATTTCACTAGACATAATGTTACTCCTAAAAAGAAAGGTTGCTAAGATCGCTAAATCTATAAGAAGAAGGAAACTCATCTGTTTCTTTGCCAGCAAAATACTTGACCACACTTGGGCAAGTGACATTATGAGCCTTTGTTACTTCCAGAAGTTTCGACATAACCACTTGCTGTGCTTGATTTAAAAGAAATTCATAGCAAGCATCAGCATCTTCGCCGTCTTCTGGTTTTCCATGAATATTTATACTCACATTCACAGACTCAAAGTTGCCAAGATTGACTTTCTGGCTATAATCTACCGAGATATGGGTGATAAGCATCTCTCCTCTAAAATTTGATTAATACAATCTTATAGTAGATTGCTAGAATTGTCAAGTATTTTTAAAAAAAAACTTGCAAAAAACTTACAAAAAGATAATAGTACAGAAGAACTAAGTTATTATCGTTAATAGATTGTAGATAAGGATATTAACAATGAAAGTCTTGATATATATAGGTTTCATCCTTTGTTGATACTGTTAACGCTATCCCCCAATATTATTTTTTTTTACACTCTTACTGTCTAGTTCGTTTATCGAAAATTTAGGATAAGGGGAAATAGCGATCGCTACAAGCCTAGAGTGTGTTTTAATGCTTGATCAATTTCTGCTGTCGGCATTGAGCCAATCACACGGTAAATTGTCAGGACTGATTGCCATTTTAGGTTAAGGCATAGCGAGAACCAATTTTACCGATTGCATCGGTGGCACTGAAACGAACGCTATCTTCCGCATCGGATAAAGCCTTGAGTAACCCAGGAATCGCTGTTTCTGTGCCAATCTTAGCCAAAGATTCAGCCGCTTTAGCGCAAATTCTGGGGTGGTTATCATCTAGTTTTTTAGAGAGGGAGTTAATGACGATTTTGGTATATTCATTAATTTTAAATCATATTGTTTTCTGTAGTGACTAATCGGAGTAACTTGTCTTTTGTCTCTGCCAAATTCTTATCTTCTGTATCGCGCTGTAAACTTTGAGTATTATAAATTTTTTTAATTAATTCTTCACCAGCATAAAAAACATTACTATCGGAATATTTGGTTGTACTGGCTTCTTCAAAAAGTATATTAATTCCCTCTGACCATTCAGCTTTTAACTCTAAGTCATCTACTTGCTCTAATAGATTATTACTAAGAGATTGAAGTTCTTGAAGCTGCGTTTTGACATGAGGTGCTTTAGCATAAATTCTTCCCCAAGTGGTCAAAAAATCGAGAGTTTGTTCGGCAATCAAAGGGGTTCCGTCCGCAAGACTAACTTTAAAAAAAGCGTCGAGGGCAGGGGCAAGAAGCGCAAAAATTGGCAATTCCCAACTATTGACAGAAGCGGTAAGAACAAGTAGGCTGATTCTAGATGGACTATCAGCGGGAATACTATTGCGAGATAAAATTGACGCAATAAATAACCAAATAACCTCATTATTAATCTCGCTGTCATTCTGTAGAAGCTTGCGTCCCAATACCCCTAAGCCGATTTCTGAAGCTTCGATCGATCCCAGTGCCAACAGAGCGGCAAACTCTCTAACTTGACTATCTACCTTTTTCAGATTGCCGAAAGCTCTATCAATTTCTTCTCTAGCTTTATCACTATCGCCAGAGTCTAAAAATTGTTGTACTCTTCTAAGCATCGTTCTACCTCTTAAATATCCGATTTCAATTTATTATATCTTCTTTATCTTTTTCTCCTCCTATAAAGCATCAACGGTATCAACAAACCTTGAAACCTAGTCAAGGTAAAGGTTTCGATTGTTAATAAGGTTATTAACAATCGAATTACAAAAGAACAGTAGATATACTTAGCATATTTAAATTAAATACTGCTATCTGCTTAGAGGATCGTTGCTAGTGATTCTTTAAAAGGCACTGGATAGCTTGAATTTTGAAAGACCCGTATTGTGTAAGCTGTTTGGACTGACCCCCAGTCGGCTATCTGTTGCGACTCTGTGTAAACGACGCTTCGGGCTGACGATACTGACCATTCTCGTTTTATTGTGGTTCCACTGTAAATTCTGACTACATAGCTGTCCAATTCTCCTGCTGCGTAAGCGATATCGATATAGTCAATCCAACGACCATTTAACCGCGTCCGTCGATACCAAGTAATAATTAAATCGTTGTTATCTTTTTCCCCTCTTACAGCACAAGGGAAAGGCTTCAATCCTTCTAAGGTGATTGTGTGAGAGACTTCCTCCTCTATATCGGTTTCAAGTAATCCATTAGGAACTACTTTTAATAAATATTCTCGATTAATATCAGAAAGATTTAAGGGGAATCGAACTAAAGAATTAGTTAGTAGCACAAATTTTTCCCCTATTATATGCTTAGAAATGGCTGGTTCAGTTCCTTTGACTCCACGAATTGTATATGAAATATCAAAGGTCAAGGGATTGTTGGACACAATAGTAGCATTTTTAAACGCTATAATTTCTCCGGTAGAGAACCAGCCTAATTGTTTGCCCGATAGAAAAGCTTCAAGGGTAACTGGCTCTAATTGCCCTGAATTTATGCTTACTCGTATCCAATTTAAATCGTCAATAAAACTAGGAGAAGCGTTGTTAAAATTTGGGGAGAAGCTTAATACAGTACCAGTTACGCTGTTGACGATATTGCCAACAGCAAAATCATAACTTAAGCCGTTGTCATCGGAATAAAATAAGGCTCCTCTGTTAAAACTAGAGTTACCTTCAATTGCCACATAAATTCCTATGTCGGTATCTCGGCTATTAACTATTGGGCATTCAATAGGAATAGCGTTAGCGCGTCCGTAGGGACGAGGAATGTTATTGTCTGGCGGAAATTCGTTATCTATAGGAATATCTGGTAAATATCCTACTCCTTGAAATCGAGTAGCTTCAATTTCAATTAAATAATTTACGCCTCTTACTTTCTTTGTGATTTGCATCAATTCCTGATGATAATTGTTATTATCATTAGTAAAAATTATATCCCCAACCTTTAAATTTTCCCATGCTGGTAACAAAAACATTTTTGAAAAAGTTTTTGATTGCGTTTTCCCTAAAAAAAGAATTTTTGAGG